GTGCTGGTTAATGAACCGATCAATCCAATTCCGACAATCATCAAGAGCGATGCAATCACGCGCCCGGGGACGGTACTCGGTGAGATATCTCCATATCCAACAGTGGTAGCTGTTACAAAACTCCACCATAATCCGTCAGAGAAACTCATTCCTTCGGCATAATGGATGGCAACGCCTCCGGTAATGATACATGATACTGTAACCAGGACCATATACTTGAAGCCGTTTACATCGAAGAAAAATTTGATTCGCTTATAAAATCGAACAAAATAAGCGGATATTCTTGCAAACTTAAGAAGTCTGAGGAACTTAAAGATTTTAAATACCCGGAAGACTTTGAAAAGCGATGTAAAAGGAATGATAGCTACTAAATCTAAAATATTATTTTTAAAGAAGTCTTTTTTCTTATCTGCTGATAAAAATCGTATTCCATAATCAATTATAAAAATAATGTTTATGATAAAATCGATACGGTATTGAAATACTGTAAGACCGGTACTTATATCGCGAAAGGATAAGAATACAGCAACCAGCGCAAGAGCGGCAAAAAACACTTCATAGAAAAAAAGATATTCGCTCTTTGTTCTTCATTGGTAAAAATCTCCCTACATTTACATGCATAAATTTTAATTATAGTTTAGATAATAATCCTATGGAAATTTTATTATCTAAAATCATGCACGAAAGAAATCTAACGGTACGTCAAGTAGAACAGATGACCAAAGTCCCAAAATCCACCATAAATGATATTATGAATGGAAAATCACCACGGCTGGACACATTGGAGCAGTTGGCAGCAGGACTGAAAGTCAAAATATCTGATTTATATGACTCTCCGTACAAATAAGTGTCCGAGTTCTCGGACAAATTTAAAAATCGCGTTACTTCTCCAGTTTTGGATTGTTATTATAGTAGAAAGTATAATAAACAGAACAAATGTTTGCGAAACTCTTGAAAATATTTGTTTCAAGATGTAATATAAAAACAAACATACGTTCGGAAACGCCGAGACTGGAGGGGTTACATATGAGTCAAGATGAACATAACAAGCAAAATGACATAACTTTTATTGTTGAATTACTTAATAAAGAATCTCCGGAAAAAGTACGAGATATCCTGGTGTTTATCCGGAGCTATCTCGGAAAGTAAGTTCTAAAGAGTCAGGTTACTGGCTCTTTTTTAAATTGTCCACAAATTGCTGTGCAATCTTTTCTAAAGTTGCCTTGCTTGTATCGTCCAGCTGTTCATACGTAACAATAAAAGACTGGATAGCATTAACTATTGCAGAGTCTTTATCTTTTAACAGCATACCAGTATATTTCAGTAGTTTCTGCTGTTCGGTCATTTGCTCAAACATTTCACCTTCTCCGGTTCGGAGCCATTCTTCATTTACATCAAATTCCCTGCAAATAGAAGAAACAACAGCATCGAGAGGTGTTCTTGCACCAGATTCGTAACCGGCAACAGTACCTTGCTTTACACCTATCTTATTTCCAAAATCAGATTGATTAAGTCCTAACTCCTTCCGGAGTAAACGAATTCTTTCGTTCATTTATTGCCCACCTTCTTTCTAAAAACGATTATAGCACACAAAATATTGCAATGCAATAAAAAAGGCGAAAAACTATTGACAAAATAATAGCGTTGATATAATATGATATTGCAAAGATATGAAAGCGTGGTGATGAAAAATATGATGGATTTAGAAACGAAGAAAGAGCAGGAGATTAAAAACATGGTAACAATTCTGGAACAGATTGATTTGCCAGATATCATTCTGCTTACGAGAGATGCAAATACACTTCTGATGCGGCAGAAAGAAGCAGAAGCACAGGAACAGAGAGTGAGGTGAGGAAAGATGAGAAAAAAAGAAAAGTGGGTGCCATTTCCAGAACGACACCCGTGGCTTCCTGTGATTATTTCAATAATTGCGTTAATCGCTGCATACACCAAAGGATAATATCATCGATTCCGTGTCCATAAGATTTCATAAGAGATTATACTCGGCTCTGACGGGAGCCTGTAAGAAAAGTATAGGAAATAAATTTAATATTTGCAACCAATGAAGGTGGTGAGAAAAGATATGAAATGTCCTAAATGTTTAAAGGAGATACCAGAAGATAATTTTTGTGGATTTTGTGGAAAAATGCGAATGCTGGGTATTGAAAAGACACAATTACTCATGCTGTGAAGAAGGCTGCCCGGGATATGGGCTCCTGATTAAACTTGCAGGGAGAAGGTGATGAAGTGGGAAAGAAATATGTAAAATGGGAATTTTGCGAAAACGGTACAGATGAAAGTATTTCTGGAGAGAAAGTAAATGAAATTATTGAGGAAATCATTGGAATAATGCGCAAGAACGGAATAACGGTTGGTGCAGCGCGAAAGATTCTGGAAGATACGATTTCCTCAATAATAGAAGAGACAAAAATTACATAGAGCGTTCTAGTATTTCGCGGAGAGTGAGTACCTGACGCTCATTTCCGGAAGAAATAAATGTGGCTTTGCGTGTGACTGGGATATGGATGTAATTTTTTACATTCAAAGTAATATCTTCGCTGTCTGAACAATTACCAAAAGAATAATCTATGTGAAAATGCACAGTATCAACTGGAAGCTTGGTTACATCATATTCAAGCAATTTTGTTTGACCGGGAGCCAGAATAATACCATTTACATAATCGAACTGTTCGCATAAAAGAGGAAACTTTTGTGGAGTTGTCTTCAAAACAGAATCATATGTAAAATGTGTAATTTTTGCGGGGGAAGTTCCAAAATTTTTCAGTACGAAAAAACTGGTTTGTTCGCAAATTGTAATGGCATCTATGTAGATGGAAATAACAGGCTTGGATGCGTTTTTTATCATTTCCGAGTTTTGCTTTATGGATTTAAGCGAAATGATAATTGCAATGACGCTTGTTAAGAGCGAAACCAGAATCCCCAGGAGCTGAATAAAATCTGATGCGTCTAAATTTCCCATAAAGAACCTCCTTTCTCTGGTACTTGGCATGGCAATGCCTGCAGTTAAAGTATAGGAGAATCTGATGAAAAGGGCAACAGGAAAGAAAGAGGTGATGAAATGCAGGAATTGTTGAAAATTAGTTATGAAGCAGAAAATCCGACTGTTTCAGCAAGAGAGTTGCATGATCAGCTGAATATCGGGACCAAATTCACAACATGGTTTCAAAGAATGACAGAATATGGATTTTCTGAAAATACAGACTACAAAACTTGCTACCCAAATTTGGGAAGCGAGAACCACGGTGGACAGAACATGGTTGACTATCAGATATCTGTGGATATGGCAAAAGAGATTTGTATGATCCAGCGATCACCGGAAGGCAAGCGGATCCGCCAATACTTTATAGATCTGGAGAAAGCATGGAACACACCGGAACAGGTATTTGCCAGGGCATTAAAGATGGCAGACAAGACTATCGAAGAACTGAAGCACAATAATGCAGCCCTTCTGGAAGACAATGTCCGGATGAAACCGAAAGAAGTATTTGCGGATGCGGTAGCAACAAGCCAGAGCACAATCTTGATTGCGGATCTCGCAAAGCTCCTGAAGCAGAATGGCGTGGATACCGGTCCGAAGAGACTCTTTGAGTGGCTGCGTGCGAATGGTTATCTGATCCGGAGGAAAGGAACAGACTATAATATGCCAACGCAGAAGTCAATGGAGCTGCAGCTGTTCCAGGTAAAAGAGTCTACGGTAAATAATCCGGATGGATCCGTGAGAATCAATAAAACTACAAAGGTTACAGGCAAAGGTCAGCAATATTTTATCAATAAGTTTTTAAAAGAGTAGGCGAGGACAAAGTAAGAAGGACAATCTGGACAGCATAGCATAAAAAGAGGTGATGATAGATGATTGTTGAAACCATGCAGATCGGAAACGCAACCATACGGGTGCATGATGATTGTTTTAAAAAGACGAAAGAGGAAATGCAGCAATGCGCAGATGGATTTTTCAGAGTTCTGATTGAAGCTGCAGAAAGAAAAAAGGAGAAAACCGCGTAAGCGGTACCGGTTGGACAAGCAAAGGAGGGATGAAAAATGTTTTATAAGATCGCAAAGACACTCAGCGTAACGGCAAGTATTATCGGAATCTTGATGATGGCTGGTGCGTGCTCAGTGAAAAGTCAGGAGCTGTTTTATTTATATGCAGCACTTGGAATCACAACACTTACTACCGGAGCATTTGCACTGGAATATTTCCGGATACGGGAATGGCAGTACCGGAAAAGGAAAATAAGGGAGGCGAAGGAGCATGCCAGAAGAGAAGCAGCGTAAGAGCATCCGAGTGGGAGAGATCGACAAGATGATCGAAACACTCGAATCTCTGGAAAAAGTAGACAAGACTGCGGATTACCACAAACGGATGGCAATTGCATATTTAAAGAATTTCGCAGATTGCCTGGATGATAAAGGCGTAAAGACAATAAAAGTGCAAGGATAAAGGAGGACAAGAAATGAAAACAGTAAAAGTAACACCGGATAACATCATTTCAGTAATTGATGTAAACTTTGATGATTTCCGTGATCTGCAGAAAGCAGTAGGCGGGCATTTTGAAACTGTAAGCACAAAAACCTTGTATGAGACGTTTAAAATGCCAATGATCATGCTGGTGGATGAAGACGGAATAATGAAACAGAAAGAAGTAAATCGCCTGGGAAGCTATTTCTACGATGCAGACAGGCACGGATGGCCAATCTTAGGAGATATTGTATTTGCAATTGCAGCCGGAGAAGATATTGAAGCACCGGATGATGCGGAAGCTCTGATGGTATTCCTGAAAATGAATTTTTCGTACTTAAAAGAAGAATAAAAAACGCTTGCGAAAAGAAATATCGCAAGCGCCGCAACCATAAAGGTACACGAATAATCTAAGCACTTATAGTGTACCTTTTAGCGGCTGGAAAGTCAAGTATTTACAGGGCGACCGCCCCTTTTAATAACTTGATAAGACTATTAAAGTTATGAGGACACACTATGAGAATCAGACGAGTGACATACGATTTGGGAAACGTAATAGAGAGACAGGAATATCTGGACGGAAGGTATGGAGCACCGGGAGAGAAGAGAGCCAAAAAGAAGAAAGCCACACCGGAGGAAGTGGAGCAGGTCAACCAATGGACCAGGGAAAGGAAAGCACGTCACAGACTTCGGATGTATTTCAAAGTGAATGATTACTTCTTCACACTCACATATCCGAAAGAAGAACGTCCGCCGGACATGAAGCAGGCAAAGCAGGATTTCAAAGAGTTTTACCTGTTCTGCAAGAAGGAATACAAGAAAAGAGGACAGGAGCTCCGCTGGATCCGCAATATTGAATGTACCCCGTCCGGTAACTGGCACGTCCATGTAGTTCTGAACCGAATTCCGGACACTGATCTGATCATAGCTGTAGCCTGGAAGCATGGGAAAGTCCGAAACAAGCAGTTACTCTACGAAAAAGGTGAGTTCCGGAAACTGGCGCAATATGTTACCAAAAACGAGAAAACCCAGAAAAAATACGTGGATGAGGGCGTACTGGATCATGAGATTGCAGAAGCCAATTTTTCTACGTCTCGGAACATGCCACTCCCAGAACCTAAAACAAAGATTTTATACCGGTGGCAGAAAGAACCAAAACCGCCAAAGGGATATTACATAGCAAAGGATTCTTTTTATGAGGGAATCAACAAAGCAACCGGATTTCCATATCGGCATTATGAAATGATCCGGATAAGGAGGACGGAAGATGAAGATAGAACTGTTCACGGAAGTAAATTTCCGGGGACCAACCGCAAAAAACGGAAAGTGCATCGCTCTGGTAGAATGCGAGACTAAGAAAGGACCGGCGGTCAAAGCACAGATCGAGACCGAACAGAATACGACCTACCACAGAATGAGCATGATCGCGATCCTTGTCGGTCTAAGGATGCTCCGACCGTGTGAAGTAACCGTCTACACGCCGGATCAGTTCCTGGTCACAACCATAAACGAAGGAAATATGGACAAATGGAAACGGGAAGAGTGGCGCAGACCACATGGAAAAGAGATCAAGAACAAAGAACTCTGGCAGGAGCTGTCAGAGCAGATGGAAAAGCACCGTGTAACCCTTGAATTTTCCGAGTCTACACGGTATTCCGATAGACTACAGTCCAAAATGAGATAAAAACAGGAGAAAACCTTGAAAACACCGAGAAAGAGAGGAATTTGAAATGACAACCAGTGGAATCACGAATATCAATGCGAAATTGATCCACCAGCATCCGGATAACCCACGAAAAGACCTGGGTGATCTGACGGAGCTGAGTGAGTCAATCAAGAAGAAAGGAATTATGCAGAACCTTACGGTCATTCCGGGACACTGGGATGAAAACCGGGTGCACCACGATGAAGGATACACGCTGATCATCGGGCACCGCCGGTTCGCCGCCGGAAAAATGGCAGGCGTAACTATGTATCCATGCCGGATCGTAGAGGACATGAGTTACAAAGACCAGGTCGGAACCATGCTGGAAGAGAATATGCAGTGTATTGACCTGACAGTCCTGGAGCAGGCAGAGGGCTTCCAGATGATGTTAGATCTTGGAGATACGGAAGAACAGATTGCAGAAAAGACCGGATTTTCCAGGACAACCGTCCACCGGAGGTTGGAGATCGCGAAGCTTGACCGGGATCTGGTAAAGGAAAAGACGGATGAAGACGGGGTATATCAGCTGAATCTAAAAGATCTCGCCGAACTGTCGAGAATCGAAGATGTTGAAACAAGAAACAGAATATTGAAAGATGCTGCAGACTCAAGACAGATTAAGTGGAAAGTAGAAGCAGAGATTAAAAACAAAGAGAGGGAGAAGAACAAAAAGATTATTGTCGAGCTCTTGGAGGCAGCAGGAATCAGGAAAGCAACAAAGGAGATAGAAAAAAAGAAGTATACGGCAGAGCTGAAAGATGTAAAAACGTTCAGCCTGGATAAAGAGCCACCAAAGAAAATCAATATCCGCGGAAAAGAACTGTATTATCTGGATGGTTGGAATGGGATTGATGTAGTGGAAAAACTCCCGAAATCAGAAAAGGTTGAAACGGAATGGGACAGGCAGAGAAAAAAGACAAAGCAGTTGAAAGCTTTACAGAAAAAAATGAATGAAAGAAAAAAAGAATTCATCCGGACAATAGCAGACGGAAAAATCGAACTGTTAAAAGATGAGGAACGCCAGAAAATCATTGAAAAGATGATCCGGAACATGATGGAGAAGTCCTGTTGGTTAGGAAATGGAATGGTTCTAAAATTTTTTACCGGGAAAAGCCTGTATGATGCAGATGAGAAAGAAAAGGAAGAAGCAGAAGAAAAAATACAAACACTGGATACGCAGGTGTTGCTCCTGATTGCAATGAACAACATGATGGATGATTATACCGGGGATTTAGTAGAGTATTCCGGAGAATACAAAGAGGATGCCGGAAAGAGATACCAGGAATGCTTCAAAATCTTAATGCGTTATGGCTGGAGTTATGAAAGAGAAGAGGCGGATTTGGTCTACGGCAACCATGAGCTATACAAAAAGGAGTCCTAAGATGGAGCAGTTAAGTATAGAAGACTGGAAACCGGATGCCTGCCCGAAAAATATAACCGTAGAAGAATATCTGGCCACATTTCCCAAAATCAAATTAACCCGCCGGGAATATCTCCAGACAATTCCCTTGTATCATGCGGCTCTGTACCTTGCAGAGACAACCCAAAAAGTACACAGTTCACAGGAATGGTATCTGTATTTAAACGAAAAAGTAGATCAAAACGGGGAGGTGTTATCTGATGAATATGATGTTTCCGAAACCAACCAAACAGAAGAAACGTAAGAAGCACAAAAAAAGCATCATGCAACCAAAAGGCGACCGCCGGTGCTACCTGTGCATGTTACTGGATGGAGATTTTACATACAAGCCATATCTGGAAGAGCATCATGTTTTGTTTGGTAACACCCATGCATTTGCAGAGGCGGAAGGGTTAAAAGTAAATCTCTGCCTGGAACATCACCGAAACGGACCGGCAGCAGTCCATAACAATGCCAAGAACGCACGGATCCTGATGGCGAAAGCTCAGGAGGTTTACGAAAGAACCCATACAAGGGAAGAATGGATGAAAAACGCCGGAAAGAATTATTTATAGGCACCACAGGAATTTAATATATCACAATTTCGCAGAGTGCATGGCTGCCCGGTGCGGCAGCCGGAAAGGAGCGACATGAAGAAAGAATTATTGGAGTTAAAAAGAACCTTAACGATAGATAGGTACAACATCACGAAGATAACCGGCTATATCGTAGACAGTGACCGGAGCTGTAGGTTGGAATTTGTCAAAAACTTTTTAAACCTCGAAGAGACGGAAACGTTCAAATACTTGGATATCTTCAAAAAGGTTTTATCCGGAAAGCCTGGAAGAAATATGTTTCAGCTGGAGTTTAAGGAGGAAACAAGAAAGCAGCATCTGGCCACGATTGTAAAAACAGGATTAGAAGACAATGATGTACGCCAGATCTTCCTGGAAGAGATTGCAGAGTCTATTGGCATATTGAATAAAGAGTATTCTTTGATTCTAATTGCCAGTGGAATCTACGACATTCCGGGAATTGCCATGGACGGAGCGGATCTGGATGAAAGTGAAGAGGTTTATGAGTACATGATCGGATGTATCTGCCCGGTAAGCTTATCGGTAGCAGGATTATCTTATAAACCAGAACTGGCAGATATTCAGGAACGTACAAGAGACTGGGTAGTAAGTATGCCGACACAAGGATTTTTATATCCGGCATTTACAGACCGCCATGGAGATCCGGAACATATCTGGTACTACAGCAAAGTTCCGGATAAACCGGACGCAGGTCTGATCACGCAGACACTCCGATGCGGGATGCCATCCACACCAAAAGAGCAAAAAGAAGCTTTTAGGGAAGGGTTAAATGCAGCAGACGGAAAAGTAAGCCTGGAACAGGCGAAAGATATTTATCATTACCTTGGAAGAATCCGTGAAATAAAAGCAGAATCCAACAATCGGATATTAAAAGGCGCGGAGCTGGAAAACGTATTAAAAAGCATCGGGATAGATCCGGAACTGGCAGCAGAAAAAACAAAAGACTGTGACGCGGCCGAAATTGATGCGGACAACACAGTGAGCACGAAGACATTTGAGATTGGTCTTCCGGATGCACATGTAACAGTAAGCGCAGACAGAACGGACCTTGTTACCTTAGAGACGATTAACGGAGAAAGGTACATTATGGTAAAAGCGGACGGAGACATAAATGCAAATGGAATCATTTTAGAGAACCGGGAGGGTGAGAAAGACGAAGAGGAAGACGACTAAACCCGGCAATATGCGGGCGTTCATATACTCGGTAAGCAAGAAAATGCGCAAGGTAAGACGGAAAGGAACAAAAAAATGAAAGTTGGAGACAAAGTACAGTTAAGGCGCAGGATCTCCCAGAAGGGAGGAAAGACCAGACTTGCCACGGAAAAGGTCACGATCCTTGGAATCTATCCGCATCATATACAGGTCAGAAACCAGAAAGGGATTGTGAGGAGCTATATAAACTGGGAGTGGCAGCAGTTGACAAGTAAAGAAGGAATGGAAGGCGTGGAATCGTGGCGCAGGAAGGGGTAAATAATGACTGAAAAAGAAGTATGCCTGATGTGTGAAAACTATTCAGAAGATACGAAATGTGATCAGAAAGATAGCTGCAAACTCATGGCAGTATTAAAAGAAAACCGGGCACTAAAGAAAAAAGTAAGCCAGTTGAAACACCAATTGGATGAATCGGAGCTGAAAAGATCATACATGGTAAATCCAAGTGCAATTGGATACCGTAATGATATGGGGTGGTAAAGGATATGGAAAACAGAGAATTAAAAGAATATCTTGCAGAATTTGCCGATGGTACACAGGTGAGTGTTATTATAGCGAATCCAAAAAAAAGAAAAGTGTATATTCCGGAAGAGATTTTTATGATAAAAGATGAAAAAATAGGGAAACCGGTGCTTTGCATCCAGATCGCAGAAGAAAGAGAGATGGAGGAGGATGAAATAAAAGCAGCTGAAGAAGATGAAAAGAGGGAAAAGTAAGAGATCAAATTTCCGAAACTTTTATTTTTCAATTTCCAAAAGAAGAGGAGGTCGAAGATGAATAATCAGCAAGCAATAGATAGATTAGTGAAACATCTTGAATGGGGCTGGACTGAGAAAACAGTAGAAGCCATTGAAATGGGGATACATGCACTGGAAGAAACTAAGTGGATTCCATGCAGTGAGAAGATGCCGGAGGATAACACGGATGTAATTGTATGCTTTTACAGCGGAACAGTAACAGAGATGAGATATTGGGGAAATGGAATCTTTCAAGGAATCTATGAACACACGGCAAAAACAATTGTTGCCTGGATGCCGTTACCGGAACCGTATAAGGAGAAAACAGAATGACAAATAGGGAATATATGATAAATCTATTGCTGGACGGTTTGGAATCACGCTTGAACCGAGTAAGCATTGATGATGGTGGTGCAAGCGAAGAAGCTATGATTTATTACAACATAAATTGTCCATATTATGCAGGCGATAAAAGAGCATATTGCCGAAAAGAAGGTAGTCTAGTACCAAGTAGAGAGGTATGCGTAGATTGTAAAGCACATTGGCTTAAACAGGAAGTTGATGAATAAAAACAAAACGACAAAGGAGTTGAGGAATATGAATAGAGAGATTCTTTTTAGAGCGAAGAAAGTTGACGGTGGAGAATGGGTTGAGGGATATGTGGTTCAAAGGCATGTCGAATGGTTCATATATGACATTAAAAATGCAGATACGTGCAGACAGAATAGCTATCTCGTTGATTCGGATACGATCTGCCGGTACACTGGACTCACGGATAAGAATGGAAAGAAGATCTGGGAGAATGATATCCTTATGTGCCATGATAATCCGGTTGATCTTGTAAAAGCAGTATTCGGAGAGTTTAACGTCATAGAAGTGGAAAGCGAAGAAGTAATAGACAGTGTAATTGGATGGCACTACGAAACGATTCCGACGGATGCTCTGAGCAAATGCGAACCGTTTTGCTATTCAATGCCATTAACGGAAGATTATGTAAAAAGGTGTAAGATGAAGGTTATCGGGAATATTTGGGATAAATCGGAGGATGCAAAACCGAAGGAAACCGATAATATTATTTATCATGATTTCATGAAGAAAGGTAGAGAATAATGAGTAACGGATGGATTCCAACAACAGAAAGACTTCCAGATCAACGGGAGTTCATAGAATCATATGTCAGAAGTGCATATGCAGCGGAGTTTCTGGTCACGATCGAGGGAGCTGATAAGGCAACAACGCTATATTATTCCCAGACAGGTGTCTGGTTCGATGAACAGGGAGAACCGTATAAGGTTGTGGCGTGGATGCTGCTCCCGGAAAGGTATAAAGGATAATAGAAGAAGATAAATATACAATGTATGCGGTAAAAAAGATTTGTATCTGGATGATAATGGCAATAACCATATTGATAGCAATGAAATGGACCGGATCAGCGTGGTGCCTATGGGCGTTTTGTATCCCAGCAATATTGGAGTAACGGTATGGAAAAGACATACAAAGAGATAGCTCGGGAACGAGAAGACGAAGAACAAGAGCAATATCTGACGGAGTGGAGGAAGAACCATTGTACAAGAACAAAGAAGGATACTGTGATCCGACAGCAGGCAAAGCCATCCAGGATGCAAGCCGGATTCCGCACCATGTAAAGGAAGCACACAAAGCATTAAAGGATATAGCAAGCCTGTTAGGATTCGAGGTCTTAGTATTAAGAGACAGGAAGACAGGGAGGGTATACCGATGGAAACAGTGAAAGAAGAGAACGAGAAGAAAAAGGAATACCTGAAACAGTACGGCAAAGCATTACGCCAGGAGAAGCGGATCGAGGAAGAGCTGGAACGCTTAAAGCTGGATAGGATGCTTCCGGGAGCACTGGCAGCAGATGGACTGCCAAAAAGCAGCAACCTTTCTGATCTGTCAGATTATGCAGCAGAAGTGGACGAACAGGAACGGAAACTGGTGGAGCAGAGGAAGAGAAGAGTCAGGATCCGGACTGAGATCAGGGAAAGAATTGAGCAGATAGAAGATGAGACAGAGAAAGATATCCTGACTTATCATTACATAGATCTTATGAGATGGAAAGAAATCTGTGCAAGAACCGGGTATTGCTGGCAGTATGTGCATAAAAAGCATTCAGATGCATTGAAAAATTTTAAATATGCGATAGAATGCGACACTCAACCTGTGATATAGTATATGCAGGTAAAGAATTGAAACGGGGCAGCAGTCGAAAGATTGTTGCCTTTTTCTTTGCCGTAAATTCTGGAAAGAGGTTTGGCGGTTTACTCTGGAAAGAATTTATTCATACGTCAGTACATTTGTTTGTTGCGATTATTACTTTTTTGAACTCCTTATTACAGATGCAGAAACCGCCAAAATAAAAATATGACAGACAAAGAAGCAAAAACATTTTACAACTCATCTGCATGGAAACATAAGAGAATGCAGATATTAGATCGAGATCATTACGAGTGTCAGGATTGCCGCAAGAGAATAAAAGACGCAGCTGCATCTGGCACACAGCTGATCGGAAGAGACAGAAAGATATGGAGAGCTGAAGAGGTACATCATATCCAGGAACTAAAGGAACATCCGGAACTTGGACTTGACGATGGTAACCTGGTAAGCCTATGTACGCAGTGTCACAACCTGAGACATGGCAGAGCACCGAAGAGGTTTGCTAGAAAGAAGAAGCTTGTGAGCATGGAACGATGGTAGCTACACTGAGGGCAGACATAGCTTAGGAGGAGGCAAGCGGACGGTGCAAGACGTCGCATGTGCGGTTCGAGTCCGCAGCTGTCCTCAATTGTTAAATAGCCCCCCGGTAAATTCTCAGCGATTTTTCCTGAGTGAAGAACGGGGATGTAGCCATGACTCTGGAGAAAAATTGAAATCTCGCGCGAAAAGGGTAGGGGTAGTATTTTTGGAAACTTACTATAAGAAAGAATTTTTAGAGACAGGCGTAAAAAGCCTGTAATTTTGGGCATAAAAACAGCAAAAAAAGGCATGATTTGAGTGAAAAGAGGTGAGCAAATTGACACAAAAAGTTATGAAAGAGTCATTGATAAGGCAGTTGGAGTTACGTGGGATGAAAGCGGAATTCTATATGGACATGATTGATGATTATGTGTATTATTGGTCGCTGAAAAAGAAATTAATCACAGATATCAGGGCGAAAGGGCTAAGGTATGAAACGATAAATGGAAATGGTGTAACTGTAGAAAAGGCGAATGAATCAGTGGTCAATTTGCAAAAGACAACGGCTACGATGCTGAAGATCCTGGCAGATCTGAAGTTAAAAGAGCCGGTACCAGAGCCGGAGAATCCTACAGATGGTTATCTGTAAAGAGATTGATTATTATCTCAAATATGCCGAAGAACATCCGAAGTGGATAAACAAGAAAAGAAAATTGCTCATAGAAAACATCGTGAAGCCGATATTAAAGCGGGACGATGTTTTTTTTGACGAGAAAACATATAGGGATTGCTTACAGTATTGTAAATCCAATTACTATGAGCTATTTCCATTCCAAAAGTTCATTTATGCCTTTGCATTTATGTATGTGGATGACATTCCAGTATTTTCAAAGTTCTTCATCAAGGAAGGA